AGTTAGTACCAGATGGAACATAGCCATTATCTACACCGTTATTCCCGTTACCACCTGCAATGTTAATGTCACCACCAGAAGGAGTACCACCGTTACCGCCTTGAACAGGCCCAACGTTTCCGTGTTTTCCTCCTCCACCGCCTCCGCCAGTGCAATAAGACCCGAAAGAAGAACTACCGCCGCTATTACCATTTGAGGTAGAATTAGCACCATTGCCTCCACCTCCGACAGTTACAGCAACTGTTGAAGATAAAGAGGATACATCAATAATTTCTATTGCTGTTCCGCCAGCGCCACCGCCAGCACCATAGTCATTAGAAGCACCATAACCACCGCCTTGGCCACCACCCCCAGTAACAATAACTTTAATAGTATTAATACCTGAAGGTTTTGTATAAGTGCCAGACGATGTAAAAACTTGTTGTGACTGCAAACCAAAAGATTGTGTTACTGCAGCAAAAGATACGTTTGTGCCATCAGTCTTCAAAAACTTACCACTGTTACCAGATTGAGATGGTACAATATTGTCAATGTTAGTAGCATCAGCAATACCTGCTGCTGTTACACGGAGTTCTATTCGATCACCAATAGCATACGCTCTTGCTGTTGTGCTTTCTTGAGCACGAGTTGCCGTAAGAACATCAGATGACCTGCCTGTTACTTTAACAATTTCAAGATTATTTGAAGCATCAATTAGTGTAGCATAAAAATACTCCCCACTCGAAAGAGATGGAAAACGAGCGCCATGTCCACTTGCAACAGTTATGCTTGTAGCATTAGAAGCTGCACTTGCAGCTAATGTGGAGTGTCCATTATTAGAGAATTTTACACCCATAATTTAGCTCCTTAGTTTACAGTTACAGTCCAAGTAATACCTAATGTATCTGCAGCCCCTTTGTTAATTACTGAGAATACAGTTCTACATAATAGGACACCACTTGATGATGCGTTAAGTATACCGGCTTCTGTAATTGCACCTGTTCCTGTACCAGCAGCAAATGTTGCAACATAAGCAACAGCGTTACTTGACACAGTAGTTGATGTAAGAGCTACTCGACCAGCCTCAGTTCCAAGAGCTGCATCACCAGCGGCTGCAGCAGTGCTGCCAGTACCGATAGCCATATGACTCATAGCCGTAGCTGATGCGTCTTTCATTCGTGACGCAATATATTCTTTACCATCGGTAACAACAATGTTAGGTACAACCGTTTCATGTACGTTACCGTCAGGTTTTGTAACAGTGATTTTTAGTTCACCTGTTACTTTGATATTATCATTTATCATACCCATCTCCTTTTTTAAACATATGATCCTGCACAAAGCGGTGTCTCATTTAAGAAATGTCCACCTAGTTCAGTATCGTCCGTATCAGTATATATGAAATTAACTAATAGTCCAGCATTCTCTACAACTTGTTGTCCAGTACCGTAGGTTATAGTTTCCCCATTTACACGAGGTTGATTAATTAACCCTGCAGACCCAATAATACCAACGAATTGAGCTACTGAATCAACCCCAAAGTCAGCATCACCAATAAAAGCGCTGTTTAAAAGACTGTCATCTTGACCTAAAACAGCTGAAAAATCTAATCGTTTATATCTATACCCATCTTGTACAAAAGCCTGTCCTGTAGCCTCATTTAAACCTCTGTGGTAACCACGGATACTTGTAGGGTTTGAATCAGTAGCAAGCATAGATACTTGATCAGGATACATAAACTCTGAATCGCCAAGCACTAAGCTAGTATTTATACTTTCTGTAACTGATGCGGCATGAGAGAAAGCTTGTTGTATATTTAACACAGCAGCTTCTACAGCAAGAACTTGATTCGCGGTCAAGCTGTTAGGCACAGAAATACTGTTACCCATAGCATTACCATGAACTGTACAGTAATAAATCAAAGTTGACGTAGGTGCGTCATTAGGCACTGCAAACGTTACAGTTGCACCTGATTGACCTGCTGTACCACTTGTTGAAACTCCAGCCGTATAAGAAGTAGAACCATCTTTAAAACGTAACGGATGTCCAGAATTACTATTGTCACTCACATCAAACGTATAAGTAATACCGCTAAATAACTCTAGAGCTGGATTAGTAACGCCATCAATAGCAAATTTATTTCCGCCAGAGTTAACAACTGTAATAGCAAACGTTTGTGCACCGGAAGAAGCTGCTGATAGTTTTACAATAGGGTCTAACTTTATACCTTCTACCGCATCAAAGGTATCTGCTATAGCAGGTTTTGTTGTATTAAAAACTGCCGCCTCTGCTGGTGACGCAGTATCAGCAAGACTATTATTACCGACTGTCTTGGCTGTAGCCTCTACAACACTAGCAGTATCAGTTAAACCTTTATTTAAAGCAAAAATATTTATTTGTTCTGAAGCTGTAACTGGATCAGGGTCTACATCAGCGTCTGATAAATCAAAATCTATGTTTGAAGTAAATGCTTTTATGTTAGATTGTACAGCAGTAACTGAATCATCTGGGTCAGTAGCTGTAAGGTTTTTAGCCGTAGCTTCTGTAACTGACACTGTATCGGTCAGCACTGTTGCCACATCAAAACGGTTAATTTCTTCAGAAGTTGTTGCTGTGTCTGTGACGTTCTTATGGGGCCGCAGCTGATTGATAGCTTCAGATGTTGTAACAGAATCAGTTTTAACTGGGCTTGGGTTGTTTACAATAGACTCAGAAACTGTTGCTTCATCTAAACCTGATATATTTTTAGACGCATCAAATGCTGCTGCTTCAGATATAGTAATAGGCGTTGCATCTACGTCTGCGTCACTAGGATCAAAATCTATGAAATCTGTAAATACTTTTACACGGGTTTCTTGTACAGTGACCGAATCAGTCTTTACTATTGCAACATCAAATTTGTCTATTGCTTCGGAAGGTAATGCTTCGTCTGTTTTTGCAGCATCAACAGCTTTTGTTAAATCTGCTGCTATACTAACACCGCCAGAAGAAGAGCCGTCAGTAGCTATAGCTTGTTGCTCAGGAAGAATAGTAGTTGGTACTATAAAATAACTAGCACTTATAGAGTTATCATCATACCCTGCTACAACATCACTATAAGATGTAGCATATAACGGAGATGAAACAGCAATAGAAACAGATATTACCGAAGTTATTACAATAGAAGATATTGATATGCTACTATTAGCCATTACGATATTAAGTTACCCATACCATTACCATGAGAAATACAGTAATATTGAGCTGGTAAAGCCCCAGTTAAAGGTACAACAATCGTTGTGCTAGCACCATTTTGACCCGGAGTACCACTTGTTGAAACGCCTGTGGTATAAGAACTACCACTAGAATTTTTAAAAGCAAGTTGATGGCCAGCGTTACTTGAGTGGCTTTGATCAAATACATAAGTATTACCTCGCACAAGAGTTAATGCTGGATTGTTAGTACCACTCAAAACAAATACATTTCCTGACCCACCACCATAAAGAGTACCACTAACTACTGTTACAGTATAAGTATTAGTAGCAGCGGCAGCTGCTGTATTAGCTCTAACTCTAAACTTTAAAATATCATAGACAGTTTGAAGAGACCCATTATAATTAATTACAATTTCCCCTTCATACTCACCCGGATCAACGTCAAGTATACCGCCTGCAAAATCAAACGTAATTTTACCGTCTGTTCCGTTTGTAGTCTTAGTCGTACTAATTGTAGATAAAGTAGTTGCTGTACCTCTTTTTCTAAATTTAATAGAAACAGAAGTTGTAGATAAAGATAAATCTAAAGCTGAGTTAGCCGTATCGTCTGTAAGTGTTAAGATGATCTGTGGTAATTCATCTCCTTGTACTACTTTTATTGTTTCAGCCATAATTTACCTCACGCGAACTTTTGTGCTTGCACCCGCATAGATGCTTTTCCTACGCCTAAATTAGTTCTAGCTCTACGCTCAGATAATTTATACGCAAATTGTTTTGCATGATAAGAAGCCAGTTCTCTATCACTAAATGTCCTATCGGGCAACACTAACAAATGTTGTAACGCTCCGTGCATTATCACATTTTCTAATTCATCTAAAAAAGTTTTATTCATTTTTGTTGCTGTTCTTAAAGGTTTAAGACACACAATCATACGAACATCATAATTTGTACCAGCATCTGGTAGAGGAGCTACAGAAAAATTATCTGGGTCTAACTGAGTAATATATCGTGGCTCAGCATATTCGTTAGCAGCTTGATGTGGCCACTTTGGATATAAATCATACATCTGCTCTAAAGTAACAGGAGTAAGAGTTCTACCATTAACAGTAGCAGTTATAAACGCATGAACCTCAGCATCATCAGGAGTATCAAACTCATAGTCATAAGCCCCAGTAACCAACCTAATAGCAGGCTGCTCATAACGCCAAGCTAGTGTTCGCTCACACGCTTCTATAGCAGCGTCACGAACATATTGCTCTATAACAGGAGTAGGACATCCGGGCACACTAGGAGATAATCTATTAACAATATCAAGAAATGCTCTATCAGTATATATAGCCATTAAGCAACATCCTCCTGATCTAATCCGCCTCGTTCGGTATCAGTGATAGACCTGCTCTGTGCAGCCACCCCTAGAGCTTGAGTAAACGAAGTTTGGAATAATTGTGCTCTATTTGAATTAACATGTTCGTTGTCTACAGACTCAGCAATAAATA